TGGGAAGAATCCCGACGCCTTTCCCCCTTCCCCTGATAGACAAGGAGTAAATAGATGGACTTTCAGAAGATCAGAGAAGAAAACATCGAGCGCCTGCTGAAGATCCGGGACGGCGTGGACACCCCTCCCGCGGTTCAGATCCAGGCGATCCAGGGAATACAGAAGATCCTGGCGGAGTGCGCTCCGGTGCAGGACGACCGGCCGACCGAGGCGGACATCATGAAGAAGATCAGAGGTGTGAAGAAATGAGCGACTACAAAGGCATTGCGTACCTCCAGCGTAAGCTGGCGATGAAGCGGGTCCGGGTGCTGCTGCGCTATGCGTTTTATGAGCAGAAGCAGAACGCGAAGGACTTCGGCATCTCCACACCTGAAGGTCTCGAGTGGTTCCAGGCTGTGAATGGTTGGTGTACCAAGGCGGTCGATGGCCTGGCGGACCGGCTGCAGTTCGACGGGTTCGAGAATGATAACTTCATGATGGGTGATATGTTCAACCTGAACAACCCTGACATTATTTTCGACAGTTCGATCCTGAACGCGCTGATCACCAGCTGCTCCTTCTTCTATATCAGCCGGGGCGAGGATGGTAACCCGCGGATCCAGGTGATTGACGGCGGGAACGCGACCGGCATCATCGACGACTTCACGAACCTGCTGACGGAAGGTTATGCCGTCCTGAGCCGGGACGAATTCGACCAGCCGAAGACTTACGCATATTTCCAGCGCGGCGAGACCTGGGTGTATGAGGTCGGTAAAGAGGATCCCATTGCTCATGAGAGCACCGGCGCGGATTATGCAGCGCTGGTTCCGGTGATCTACAAGCCGGATGCGCGAAGGCCGTTCGGACACTCCAGGATCAGCCGGGCCTGCATGAACATCGCGCTTTCCGCTATGCGTACTGTGAAGCGGTCGGAGATCGCCGCGGAGTTCTATTCCTTCCCACAGAAGTACGCGACAGGCCTCAGCCAGGACGCGGAGGTCATGGATTCCTGGAAGGCGACCATGAGCGCCATGTTGTCATTCACCCGGGACGATGAAGGAAACAACCCGACGCTGGGCCAGTTCCAGCAGCAGTCCATGCAGCCTCACGTTGAGCAGCTGAAGGCTTTCGCTTCTATGTTCGCCGGCGAGACCGGGCTGACGATGGACGACCTGGGCTTCAATACGCAGAATCCGTCATCCGCAGAGGCCATCAAGGCATCGCATGAGACCCTCCGCCTGATGGCGAGCAAAGCACAGCGCAGTTTCGGCACCAGTTTTGTGAACGCCGGATATATTGCGGCCTGCATCCGTGACGGGATTGCTTACAAGCGCTCCGAAGTGTTTAAGACCCGCGCTGAATGGCTGCCGGTGTTCGAGCCGGATGCGGCCATGCTGTCTTCCATCGGTGACGGGATCATCAAGCTGAATCAGGCTATGCCGGACTATATTGACGAAAAGCGGATGCACCGCCTGACGGGGATTGAGTAATGGCGCTGACGTTTAACGACATTAAGTCGGAGATTGCCTCCGCCGTCAACGGTGATTACCGGATTGGGGTCCTGTGGGCGAGGCTTCACGAAAAGGGCGCCGGCTACAAGGAAGCGCACGATTATGCGCTGAGGGTCGGCACGGTGACCGGACAGGTGCTCAAGAAGTACCAGCCGGAAGATCTGTCCGAGTGGGACCTGGAAGACCTTATACCCGGCACGCTGGGCCTGAATCACGCCATGGTTGCCACAGCCTGCACTGAGGCGCAAAAGAACCTTAATCTCAGGGCGGGTGTCGGGATCCGGCCGCAGGTGCCGAAGTTCGACGGCAACCGTGCTTTCGGACTTGTGGAAGCGGTCAAAAAGCGCGGCGAGATCGGTCCGCTGTTTTATGACCAGGTCACGAACTTCTCTCAGAACGTGGTTGATCAGGCCATCAAAGATAACGCGGATGTCCAGTCCGGCGCCGGGCTTCATCCGAAGATTGTCCGCACGGCAGAAGCGCACTGCTGCAAGTGGTGCGATGATCTTGCCGGCACATATGATTATGCGGACGTAAGCGCCACCGGTGATCCGGTATGGGCTCGGCATGATAATTGCCGGTGCCTGATCGAGTATGTCGCCGATCGGCGCGAGCGGGTCAACAATTACCGAAGGAGATGATGCCCTTTGAAAGGTGTAAGGGCCGGGCCGGAGGTGAGTAATGCACTATGAACCGGATCGGAAATCAGATTCCGACCCAGAGCATGGTGCTGCCGTATACCAGATCGCTCGGTGATGAAGCGGTACAGATCTACAATATGTCCGGCAACAGCTGCCAGGAATGGCAGGAACTCATGCTGTCGGATATCATGGCAGTTAACGAAGACGGCCTGTGGGTTCACACAAAGTTCGGGTATTCCGTCCCGCGCCGGAACGGCAAGACGGAGATCCTGACACAGCGTGCTCTCCACGGGCTTTTCAATGGCGAGCACATTCTTCACACGGCCCATCTGACGGACACCGCGCACATCGCGTGGGAGCGCCTTTGCAACCGCCTGACGGAGATCGGGATCGAGCCGAAGTCGACTTACAAGGCTTATGGCAAGGAACGGATCGAGATGCAGGGCGGCGGGATCGCGGAATTCCGGACCAGGACGAGCTCCGGCTCTCTGGGCTCCGGATATGACCTTCTGATCATTGACGAAGCGCAGGAATACACCCACGCGCAGCAGACGGCGCTCAACTATGTGGTCTCGAGTTCGAGGAACCCGCAGACGATCATGTGCGGGACTCCGCCGACGGCGGTGTCATCTGGTGACGTCTTCCGGGAATACCGGGACAGCTGCCTCAGCGGGGATATCCCGAACGGCGGCTGGGCTGAGTGGTCTGTGGACCACAAGACAGATGTCCGGGATAAGGATGCCTGGTACATGACGTCTCCGTCCCTGGGTACGATCCTGACGGAGCGGACCGTCCAGGACGAAATCAATGGCGATGACATCGACTTCAATATCCAGCGCCTGGGGCTCTGGATCCGGTACAATCAGCAGTCTGCCATCAGCGAACCGCAATGGGACGCGCTGAAGGCTGAAACGCTGCCGAAGCTGACCGGTCGTGTCTTTGCCGGCGTGAAGTTCGGGAAGGATGGACAGAATGTATCGCTGAGTGTAGCAATCAAGACGGATGACGGCCGGATCTTTGCGGAGGCTATCGACTGCAGGGATCAGCGAGACGGCAACGACTGGATGATCAACTTTTTGCTGAAATGTGACCTTCAAGGCGGCTTTATTGACGGTGCTTCCGGGGTCCAGGGCTTCACAAACCAAGCCAGAGACCAAAAGCTGAAGGGTCTGAAGGTGGCAACGACCAAGGACATCATTGCAGCGTCATCCGAATTTGAGCGGATCATTGCCGCCCAGGAACTGGTTCACATGGGTCAGCCTTCCCTCCGGCAATCGGTTTGCAACTGCCAGCACCGCGCCATCGGATCAAGCGGCGGATACGGTTATAAGACTCTCGACGATGACATTGACGTCTCGCTGATGGAGTCTTTGACATTAGCGGTTCACGCGTGTGCGTCGGCCAAAGAGCCGAAACAGCAGCGCGTTTTTTATTGAACCAACGATTACGCAACCATGCGGAAAAATGGGAGGAATAAACAATGGCAGACTTTCAGGCAATTACGACTCAGGAAGAGCTGGATTCCATCATAAAGGACCGGCTCAAGCGTGACCGCGAGGCGCAGACGAAGAAGTACGAAGGGTGGATTTCCCCGGAAGATCACCAGAAGGCGATCAGCGAGGCGACCAAGGCCCTGGATGACTACAAGGCAGCGCACGCAGGTGACGAGCAGACGATTGCAGATCTCAAGGCAAAAACTCAGGAATACGAGACGGCCTCGTTGAAGAGCCGGATTGCCCATGAGGTCGGCCTGTCGTATGAGTGGATCAGCAGGATCAGCGGAACCGATGAAAAATCGATCCGGGCTGACGCTGAGTCGCTCAAAAATCTTGTGGGCAGCCAGACAACGCCGGCGCCGCTGCCTCCGAGATCTACGGAAACCGCGCCGGCTGACGCTAAGACGGCTGCCCTGAAGGGTATGCTGTCCAATTTGAATTTAGGAGGTAAATAACATGGCATCTCTTGCTGCGAACACCCTTTTCCCCCGTGAACTGGTAACTGAACTGTTTTCCAAGGTTTCCGGACACAGCTCCGTCGCGAAGCTGGCCGGTCAGACTCCGCTGCCCTTCTCCGGCATCGATGTGATGACCTTCTCCCTGGACACTGATGTGGCCATCGTTGGTGAAGGCGCTCAGAAGCCCGCCGGTGACGCCACCGTCGGCACCGTGACGATCCGGCCCATCAAGGTCGTGTATCAGAGCCGTGTGAACGATGAGTTCATGCACTGCGCTGAAGAAAAGCAGCTGGCCTATCTGCAGGCGTTTACTGATGGCTATGCCAAGAAGATCGCCCGCGGCCTGGACATCATGGTCTTCCACGGCCTCGATCCAAAGACCAGCACGACTTCTTCCATCATCGGTGCGAACTGCCTCGACCGCGCTGCTTCTGTGTCTCTGGAAGCCTACTCCAGCGCCGCTGTTGAAGGCGATGTGACCGCTGCGATCTCCGCCCTGGGTGACGGCTATGTCTGCAACGGTATCGCGATGTCTCCCGCTTTCGCGACCGCCCTGTCTCAGGTGAGCCTGTCCGGCGGCCAGCGGCCCTATGAAGACTTCATGTGGGGCGGCAATCCCGGCGCGATCCGCGGCATCCCGGCCGACGTGAATCCCACCGTCGCTGTCACCGCTTCCACCGCTACGCTGCTGCCCTACGCCTACCTGGGCGACTGGTCCGCGTTCCGTTGGGGCTATGCTGCCAATATGCCGCTGGAAGTCATCGAATACGGCAATCCGGATGGCGGCTCCTACGACCTCAAACAGGCCAACCAGGTCCTGCTGCGGACCGAGGCTTATATCGGCTGGGGCATCCTGGATCCCACCGCTTTCGCGCGGATCGCGACCACTGCCTGATGGCAAAATACATTAACCGCCGGAACGGCATCGTGATCGATATGCCGGACGATTGGCACGGAGATTGCTGGGAGCCGGTTGAAAAACCGGCCCCGGCAGCTCCCAAGGCCACGCCGAAAGCGAGCGCGGCGAAGAAGCCGGCAGAAAAGAAAACCAAGAAATGAGGTGAGCGCATGGCCGATTTTGCGAGCGTGACTGATATCCAGAATCTGAAGCGTGCGCTGACCGCGGCTGAACAGACGCGGGCCGGGTATCTCCTTCCGGTTGTTTCGGATATCATTCGTTTTGAAGCGCAGAAGGTCGGAAAAGACATGGATGCGCTTGTCGCCGCTGATCCTGCTTTCGCGAACACTGTGAAGGCGGTCACCGTTGACGTGGTCATGCGCGAGCTGAACACACCCGGCACGCAGCTGCCTGCCACTCAGTACGCTGAGAGCGCCGGCAGCGTCAGCCTGAGTTATTCGATGCCGAATGGATCCGGGCGGATTGGCCTCTGGCCTTCAGACCTTAAACAGCTGGGGCTCAGGCGGCAACAGATCGGATCGCTTCCGCTCTGGAATGGCGGTGGTCAGTAATGGCGCTGCCTTCTTGGGCTATCGACACCGTGACGCGGCTCCGCTCCACAGTGACTGTTGAGCGTGGGACCACATATCCTGATTGGACTAATGCGAGCACAGTGGCAATCAGCGGCTGCTCCATGCAGCCTGCCGGGACATCCCTGTCGCAGGACGGACGTATTCAGGGCATCACTGATGGATACACCTGTTATATGCCGCCCGGGGCGGATGTCATGGCCGGCGATCGGATCCAGTACAACGGAAACACATACACTATCAATAA